ACGATAATATCAGGCTACTAAGAGCAAGCAAATAATCCTTGCCAGCAAACTACTGGCGGGTAATATCACGGCATGAGTGACGAGCTATCCCAACCTACGGATGCGGACATGGACAAGTTCGTGTCGATTGTGTCCTCTAAGGCCAAAGAGGTGGAACCCGGTTGTCTTGAGAACGTCAACCCCGCGAAGGCGGCTAAGGCGTTGTGGATGCGGGCGCAGGGCGTTTCCCGCAGGCAGGTGCGCGATAAGTGTGGCGTAGGCTTGGCGACTCTCCGCAGGCTGGAGGACATGAACGAGGAGGCACTTGACCCGATTCGCAAGAAGTATGCTAAGTCGTGGTTGTATCTGGAGGACGAGGCGCATCAGGCATTGTTCAAGAAGTTTGAGCGATACGAGGACAACCCTGAGCTACTGGACGAGGTTAGCCCTGACAGGCTGGCATTGATGGCTGGCATTGCTCAGGACAAGGCTATGACGCTTGCTGGCGAGGCGAACACGATTGTGGAGCATCGTAGTGGCAAGTCGATGGAGGACGCACTAGAGAGCATCAAGAGGGCTAAGGCGCGGGTTGCCGAAAAGAAAGTTATTGACGTAGAGTCAGAGGAGGCGTAGAAGCAGGCAATGCTGAACTGGACTAAGCACCCCCTGCTCGAAATACCCTCTGACGAGGTGATCGCTGCGTTGGAGCCAGAGGAACTGCTGGAACTCCACGAAACGCGCGAGGAGGCCATCAGGAACGCTCAGGCTGACCCGTATAGGTATGGGTTCCGTCTGCCCCACTGGAGCCGCGCAGAGGAGCAGCTAGACGAGGTAGACGAGATTCTGGCGAGTGGTGGTAACCGCAGCGGCAAGACAGCATGGGGGAGCTACTGCGTGGTCAAGGCGGCTATTGAGAATCCGAACAGCATTATCATGTGCTGGGCGCAAACAAGCGAGGTTAGCGTCAGGCAGCAGCAGAGCGCGGTCTACAACTGGCTCCCGCCAGAATACCGCAAGAAGCAAACAGGCAGTCAGACATACATTAGTTACACGCTAAAGAATGGATTTACCGACAACTCGTTGATTCTGCCTAATGGATCGCAGATTATCTTTAAGACCTACTCGCAGTATCAGAACAATCCTTCGATTATTGAGGGTGCTGAACTTGGCAGCAAAGACCCAGAGTGGCACAATATCGGGTGCTGGCTGGACGAGTACCTGCTTGGCGAGGATCTTATCGGGACGTTGCGGTTCCGCTTGGCTACCCGCAATGCCAAGATGTTGGTGACGTTTACACCGATTGACGGGTGGACTGAGGTCATCAAAGACTACTTGGAACACGCTGAGACTATTGAAACCAAAGAGGCAGAAATCCTTAATGGTGAGCTAGTTCCGTATGTTCAAAGGAGTAAGAACCGCAACGCATCAATACATTACTTCCACACTAAGGATAACCCGTTTGGTGGTTACGAGCGGATTAAGCAAGACCTACAAGGTCGCCCACGCGAGGAGATACTAATCCGCGCATACGGAGTCCCTGTTAAGTCACAGGCCACGAAGTTCCCGAAGTTCAACAAGGAACTAAACGTAGTGCCGCACGAATCCATACCGACTACGGGAGTGACCAGATACTTCATTGTTGACCCCGCAGGCAGCAAGAACTGGTTCATGGTCTGGATTGCCGTTGACACAAGCGGAACGTATTGGGTATATCGTGAATGGCCGGACATGACGATTGGCCCTTGGGCTGAGTGGAAGGGCGGCAAGTGGACGGCTGGCGAAGGTTGCAAAGGTCTAGGCTACGGCATTAAAGATTACGTCCAACTAATTAAAGAACTAGAACAAGATGAAGAAATTTACGAGCGTATTATCGACCCCCGCATGGGTGCTGCGAAGTATCAAGTGCAAGATGGATCGTCGTCCATCATTGAGGAACTTGCCGAAAACGACATTGTGTGCAACCCAGCACCCGGCCTCGACATCGAAGATGGACTTCAGGCACTCATATCGAAGATGTCGTATGATACGACTAAGGAAATTGATAGTGTTAATCGCCCCCACTTCTACGTCTCAGACGAATGCCAGAACGTGATTGACGGGTTATCCGAATACACTGGCGAGGGTGGGCTAAAGGAGCAATACAAGGACGTTATTGACCCTCTACGTTACGCTGCGATTTCGGATATTGACCACGTTGATTCTATTGATTTGAATGTCACAACCCAAGGATCGGGAGGATATTAATTATGAAAAAAGCTAAGAAAGCACCCAAGAAGAAGTCGCCACGCAAGAAGGCGGTAGAAATGCCCGCAGAACCAGAGATCACAGTAGCCACCAAAGAACTTATCCGAGTGGTGGGGGATTGGCAGAACCCGATATGGAAGAAAGGCGTTACCGAAAGTGGCGATGCTTGCAAGGTGCGTGTTCCCAAGAGAGACACCAATCGGCTACGCAACAAGGTCGTTGAATGTGAGCGGGTTGACGAAAGTAACGGAACCTACTATAAATACACGCCATGAATGAAATGTCAGACGACGACAAGGCGATGATCTATGTCGGCAAGGAACCCTCAGTGGGTGCATTGCAAGAGGCATACAAGGACTCGCTGCGTGACGTTGACCAATACCTGCACGATTGCTTGCGGTCATATAACGACCGACGCAACCTGTGGCCGGGTAAGTCTGACGACATGCGGAAGAACGGGGCTAATCCGTTCCATTGGCAGGGCGCGTCTGACATTGAGGTTAATACCATTGGTGAGCGTATTGACACTTACGTATCGCTAATGATGAAGGCTCTGGACAGGAGCCACATCAAGGCGTTTCCTACGTCACAGGCTGGCGTTGGCCGAGCTGCCGTTGTGTCCTCGTTCCTGAAGTGGATGCGTAAGTCATACATCCCCGGCTTCCGCAAGGAGATGGAGCTTAACGCAAACTACATGCTGGAAAAGGGTTTGCTGATTACCTACGTGGGGTGGAAAAAGGAGGCTAGAACCTACCTGCAAACTGTCACCCTGCAAGAACTGGCAGAGAACCCTGAGACAGTCCCGCTGGCAGAGGCTATTGTTGCCGAGGAATACGATACCGCGATTGAGTTCATCAGCAGGGCATTCCCTGACATGAGCGAAAAGCGCATCAAGAAGGCAGTTCAGGAGCTAAATCGTCAGGGCATTACCGAGGTGTCTATTTCCCGCGATACTGTTGACTGCCCGATTGTGGATGCGTGTGCGCCAGATGGAGAGATCCTGTTCCCATCGTATTGCTACGACCCGCAACGCGCCCCTCAGATTTTCTGGAGAACTTTCCTTACCGCACAGGAGCTTGAAAAGAAAGTCACCAACGAAGGCTGGGATGCCTCATGGGTGAAACATGCTATAGAAAACTTGCGCGGTAAGGACTCTATTTACTACGATAGTGGAGACGGAGAGTATTTCCGCTCTGACCGCACCAACATGGTGGACGAGAAGGACTTGGTTATGGTCGTTTACGGCTACCAACGCCTGATTGACGAGGACGGGTCAGAAGGGATTTACTGCACAGTATTCCACCCTGACGACCAAGGATACGCCAAGCATGAGCTTCTTAACGGATACGATGATTACCCGTTTGAGGTTACGCGCCTGAGTGACGACCAGAAGCGTCTTTACGAAACCCGCACGTTCTCGGACATTCTTCGTGCGTCTCAGATGCAGATTAAGACTGAGCGTGACAGCAGGATTGACCGCAACTCGATGGCCACCTTGCCACCGATGATGCACCCTGCTGGACGACCACCTGGCGATTACGGCCCCGGCAGGAAGATCCCATACCGCAGACTTGGCGAGCTTCAGTTCGGCCCTACGCCTTCATACGACCCCGGTTCCGAGCGAATGGAAGAATTGATGACCCAGCAAGCCGATGGTGCTGTGGGTCTGGATGCTAATAGTCCGTATTCTGGCATCAGGCAAGAGTTCATTATCAATAAGTTCTTGGAGCATGTGCAGAAGGTTCTGGCACGGGCATGGGTGCTTTATCAGCGCATGGGTCCAGACGAGGTGTTCTTCCAAGTCACTGGCAATCCTAACCCGCAGATGATGGAGAAGGGTTCGCCTGACGAGAAGTTCGACATTACAGTGTCGTTTGACACTACCGAGAATGACCCAGAAGGCGTGAAGCAGCAGATTGAGTCGATGGCTACTCTGATGCAATACGACAAGAACGGACGCATTAACCCTGACAGGCTTATTGAGATTGCCGCTGCATCTGTGAATCCCTTCTTGGCTGACTACATTCTGGAGCCTTCTGAGGAATCTCAGCAGCGTGTCCTCAAGGAAGTTACTGACGACTTGGCTAAGATCCACGGAGGCATTGCTGTTCCTGCCCGACCTAATGGCGGGGAGATGGCTATGCAGGTTATCCAGCAATACACTCAGCAGCCTGACATTGCCGAGGAATTGCAGACCAATGAGGCGTTTGCCGAGCGATTGCAGAACTACTACGGGCAGTATCAATTCGCTGCACAACAAGCTGAGAATGCCGTTGTTGGTCGCGTAGGAACTGCGCCAGCCCAGATGGGCGAGATCACCACGCAGGGAATGGGATAAAAAAAGTTCTTGACCCAACTGACTGATCGGATACATTTGGCGCATGAGCGAACCAAAGGTCACATATGAGAAGGCACTAAAAGCCTTTGAACACCGGGAGGAATACAAATACCTCCTGTGGTGCATCGAACAGGAACGCGAGAGATATTTCGGAGAGGTCGGCAAATCACCCGACCCCTTCACCGCTGGCAAATGGGCAGGTAGAATTGATGCAACTGATTGGATTTTAGAGTTGCTAACCCCCGAAGGCTGGCTTAAAAAATGATTCGTTTCAGAGTGTGGTTACTCTGTTTTCGTGTGTGTGTAGCCCCGTCAGCAGCAATGCTGGCGGGGTTTTCTCTTGTGCCAGATTTGACAAATCCTTATCACTTTGCTTAGGATGCCGAATATCCGCCATCGCTGGGCGTTAAACAGTGTCAAAGACATGAAAGCAACAGAAACCTCGACCGCTAACGAGGCTAACCAAAGCGAGACAGACAACCTGACTGTGGAGGGACTTACAAGCCTTCTCATGCAGGGGAGTGAGCCAGAAGCCCCAGAACTGCCAGAATCCGAAGCGGAGGAAGCGGAAGAAGCGGCACCTGAGAATCTTGAAGAAGTCGAGGACTTTGAGCCTGAGACTGAAGATTTCACCGAGGAAGCCGCAGAATCCGAAGAATACGAAGAGGAGGAAGTGCCAGAGACAGAGGAAGCTGGTGAAATTGACCTGACCGCCCTGAGTCCCGAAGAGATTCAAGACCTCGCAAAGCGTGGCAAGAGTCGCCTTCTGGATAGGATTGGTGAGCTAACTGCCAAGAACAAAGCCTTTGAGGCCAAGTTTGCGGAGATGGAAGCAAGCCAGCCCGTAAAGCGGGAGATTCCGCAAGACCAAAACCCGTTCCGCGAATTGAAGTCGTTTGACGAGATCCGCGAAAAATGGGCAGAGGTTGAGCAAACATTGGAGCAGACCGACATTCTGCTTGATGACCACGAAGATTACGGACCTGATGATGTCATCACGGTTGGTAGTCAAGAGTTCACCAAGCGGCAACTTCGACAAGCAAACCGCAACGCCCGTGACGCAGTGAACAAGTTCCTGCCCGCGCAAGCCGAGCAATTGAAGAAGAAGGAAAGCTACGCTCAAGCTACCGAACATTGGAATCAACAGGCAGCTAAAGAGGTTCCTGAAATTCAGGACGAAGAATCCGACTTTGGCAAACAGTATCAGAAATTGGTATCATCCCCCGGTGTGGCGAAGTTCAAAGAAGTTGCCCCAGAGTTTGCAGTTGATGTCGGCTACATCATGGCCCACGCGCTGCGTTCAATCAAAGGACAAATCAAACCCAAAGTGCCTAAAGGCGCGGGCAAGAAGTTGAAGGTGAAACCACCCGCTTCCCCCGTTGGAGCCGGAGCAGCACGACAGGGTGCGAAGCCTTCCTCACCTATTGAGGATCTAAAGGCAAACTTTGAGCGAACCGGAAGTGAGTCTGACTTTGTTGCTTACCAAACCGCTAAAATGCTTAACCAACAATAATAAAAAGTTATGGCCCTTTCAAATACCTATTCACCGACCCCTAATGTGACCACCGTCACGGGTTCGTCCGTTGGTAACCGCGAAGATCTGAGCGATGTCCTGACCATTCTGGCTCCCGAAGATACTCCCGTTACCTCTCTCTGTGCTAAAGCATCCGCAAACTCGACCTTCCACGAGTGGACTGTTGACGAGCTTGCCACTCCTAATGCCGATGGCATTAACGAAGGCAGCGATGTCACCAGCTTCACCGACAAGTTCGCTGGTCGCGCCCGCCTTGGCAACTACACTCAGAAGTTCCGTCGTGATTACCTCGTCTCTGACCTTCAAGAAGCTGTGACCAGCGTTGGCCCTGCCAACATTGCTCAGGCTCAAGCGAAGGGCATGCGTGAAATCAAGCGTGACATTGAGTTGTCGCTTTGTTCCAACTCCGACCGTCAGGCCGAAGATGGAAGTGGCAGCAGCCCATACAAGTCCCGTGGCCTTGGCGACTGGATTGACAGTGCTGGTCCTAGCGATGTGCCTGCTGCATACCGCACCCCCAGCGGATCCATCATCACATCTGCCCTCACCGAGAGCAGCCTGAATGATTCACTCGGCAGCATTTACTCCAAGACTGGTGAAATGGGCAACCTTACCTTGGTTGCTAACGTGGCTCTCCGCAAGGTGATCGCCAACTTCACCCGTCTGGAAGGAACCACGACCGCTACCTCCTACAACGTCAATGAGCCTGCTGGCGACAAGAAAGTTACTCTTTCTGTCTCCCTGTTCGACTCTGACTTTGGCATGGTTAAGATCGTGAACGCCAACCCTGCGTGTATGCCTGCCGCTGAAACCAACGAAGGCTACATCCTTGATCCTAAGTATCTTGGTGTTGGCACCCTGATCCCTATGGGTAACACCCGTCTGGAGAACAAGGGTGGTGGTGAGCGTGGTTTCGTTGACTGCGCTGCTACACTCGTCTGTAACTCTCCTCTTGCTCACGGCAAGATTGCTTACAGTTAATCCCATCGTGGGGCGGGGGCTTCTTTTGGCCCTCGTCCCACTTTTTTTATTATGCAGTTGGAATCTCAAGCTAGTATGAATGCCGCCCTGATCCGCGAGATCATGACTGGCGAACAGCTAAAGAACCAGATGGAAGAGCAGCGCGAGGCTAATTCTGCCCGCATTGCACACGACTTCAAGGGGAAGAAGTCTAAAGGTGGATTGATGCACATTGCTGAGATCCCGCAGCGTGAGTTCTTCCGGCTCACAAGTTGGCTTGGAGAAGGTTGGTGGAATGACCGCCCGACTCTGCGCCACCTGCAAAAAACACACCCCCATTTATTTTCTCACAGCGCGTAAGTGTTGGACTTGCTTTAATGGCAGTCATATTGACATTTCAAACTTGATTGGTATTATCGCCCCATGCAAACGCGGAATTACAGCACAGAGCTTTTGCCACTGATCGAGGCGTTGTGTGGCACATCGTTTGCTAGTGTTGAGCTGCCTCGCATCAAGGCGTTGATAAACAGCCGGGCAAAGCGGGCATACCGAGCCACAGAGTATTGGCCACGTTTCTTGGTGTCAGGTGAGCAGCGTGACGTGATCAACGGTTCCGTGCCGTTCTCTCAGACAGCACTCAGCAACATTGACGAGTTCATCCTGATTCACCGCACACAGCCCTTTCAGGCGGCTTCTGCCCAGCTTATCGACTTCGATGTAACGAGCAGTGGTGCAAGGCTCTTAGACGGCAATCTGGAGCTATCCTCGGCATTTGTGACCTACAAGAAGAAGTGGGAGGACACGTATGGTGACGGCTCCTCTGGCACGACTGTTGATGTCCCTGACGAGTGGTTTGAGTATTTGGCTCACGGCACTTATGCCGACTTCTTGCGTTCTGATGGTCAGCAGGAAAAGGCTATCGTGGCCGATCAGGAGGCGCGTGACAAGCTGACTGACGAGCTACTGACTGACAACGTGCGCCACACAATCAACGTGATTGAGAACCAGCGCACCCACAATCACCTTAACTCTAGCCTGCGCTACACCTAGTTATGTTCAACGCTTTAATGCGAGGCAGCTCAACACTAGCAAACGATGTGCCACACAACGCCTCGATCAGTGGCAAAAGCTCTGTGCTGTAATTCCGCGTTTGCATGGTTGGATAATACTAATAAGGCCAAGAATGTCAATTAGTGCGAATCAAGGCACATCATTCACGATGTCAGCAGCAGTCATATTATACATCACAAAGTGTGCGTTGCCCACATTGTCTTGGATGGTCGAGTAAGTGTCCCCGTCCCCCATGCGCCACCAGTGGGCGGGAGATGCGGCAAGATCAGACAGGTCGTGCGTGGTTCCAGAGTTGTAGATACTGGAAATGTTGCTGCTCTGGTCGCTATCCCAGATTGCCAACTCGTCCACTTTGCATCCTCCCTGCATGTATTGCGATGATTCGTATCTGCCGACACGTAGATTGTCTGCGTCAATGCCGCTTGACCAGCCGTAGTTGCTTTCCGACCAAGTGCCAGAAGGGACGGCATTTACCCCGTCAATAAAGATGCTGAAGCGTCCATAATAACTGCTAATGTCTCCACTGCTTGCTCCAGTTGTGCCTCCGTCATAGGCTATCACAATGTGATGCCATGTATTATCGGTAATTGATCCGTTGGCAGAATGGAAGTTGAGGTGATTGTTTGTTGATCCGTATCTGAAGCGGATTCGGTTGTTGCCGCCTTGATAGCGCAGATACACATGACCCCCATTAGTCGTGTCGTTGTCGCCAAAGTAGAAAATGGTTTGCCCGTTGCTGGTGTTTGCGCTGCCCTTGAACCACATATGGATCGTCCATGCGTCTCCCGATCCCGCCCCGTTGGATGAGCGGCCTAGAACGCCATCCAAAAGTGCTGCATTTGCACCCATCCAATCTTGATTGCCGAATTGAACTGACTTGGTATTGGCGTAAGTTGATGTCACTGTCAGCGTTATGGTCTGCGATGCCTCGCCAAAGTAGTTGATTGCCTTCGCGGTCATTACATAATCGCCCTCAGAAAGAGCAGACCCACCAATCAGGCGGCGGGTGTTTCCTTCAGCCGTGGTTACACCACTAGGTAGGTTGCTCCATTCGTAGCCCACCCCGTAGTCTGACGTAAGTTCGTAGTTCAGTGAGTCACCCTCAGCGAGGCTCACAGTGGACGAACTGGTAATGGTAGGTGCCTGACCCGTGCTGCCTGACCCCGTGAAAATTGAGTTCAGTTCATCGCATACGGCAACCGCATCACCGGGGTAAACATCACCGTTCCTGTCTACAAACTCTGTGTGAGCAACATCTGAGACAATTTCTAAGTCTCGCGCCAAATCAATGATCGTAACAAGCGAGGACTCTACAGTGGCTTGCAGCGAGTTAAGGAACTGAACCCCGTTTGCATCCCCAATGAATATGGCATTGGCAGCATTGTCTTTGTAAATCTTAATCATCTTACCTTCTGATTACCTGAATGACTGACCCTGCGTTTTCTACAGATCCGCTAGTGGATAGCCGAACCTGCATGAAGATCGGATTGTTGCGGGTGTTCTCGTCACCCATGTAAATTAGGTCGGGCTTTAGCGAGTATCTATAAGACTTGCCAGACCCGTCATCAAGCCTGCCCACAACTGTCTCCAATGTGTATGAGGACTCGCCAGCCCCTAGTTGATACCTGAACTCCAAAAGGGCATTGTTCGTGCTAGGAGTTATGGTGTAGTCGTTGCGGATCAAGATGGAGTCGCCAAGAGAAAGCTCAGAAACGTCAATGGAACCATTAGACGTATCTATTAATTCGGAGACTCCTGATGGAGAATAGTTTGCATTAGAGAATGCACCCAGCCCATTATTGGGAATGGTCGTCCATGTATTTGCGGTGATTGCCGTGTGGCTGTCAGTATTGTTGTAGTCAATAAACCCGTTTGCATTTATGACTCCCAGAGCATCAAGGATTTCAGATTGGTCGGATTCTCGCG